GGCGATATAATTAAGCGGTTATGGATTGATATAAATGGTTCAGGTCAAGAATGTAGCGGAGATATACACCTTATTACCTTTAAGGACGGTTGTTTTATGTTACAAAGACCAGATAAATGCTATAAAAGCGGATTAGAGCCTAACGGTTATCCGCTTTATCAGGAATACAAACACTTTGAGGAGTTGGGGAAGGAATACCCCGAAGCTAAAATTAGGTTTGAAGTAATCGGCAATATAACCGACAATAGAGAATTATTAATAGGGTAGACGGCAAATGAAATATGGGAAAGGTAGCGGTAACTAGTAAAAAGACAATCACCCCAACAACTAAAAAAACTAAAAAAACAAATTCTAAAGCAAAAACCGTAAAGAAAGAACCAGTAATCGAAACAAAAAAGGTTGGAAAAAGGTTAGAGAAAAAACCAGAAACAAAAGATGTCGAAATAAGGCTTGTAAATGAAAATATTGATTTATGCAATTTAACGGCAAAGCCCCGTAGATTGACATTTATAACGTATTATTTAACGCCCGGACAGCCTTGTTACCATAACGGTTACAGGTCAGCAATTAAAGCTGGATATGCGGAAAGTACGGCGAGCGTTAAAACATACGAAATGTTACATGATCCAGAAATAGCAAGGGTAATAAAAGCAAATGATAAAATTACACAAATGGCAATCCATGAGGCGGCATTAAGAGCGATAGAGATAAAGAAAAAAAGAGCGTTTTTTAACCCACTTGATTATTTTACTATTGGAACAACAGAGACAAAATACGGCGAAAAACAATCCGTTAAATTAAAACCGATGGAAGAAATGACAGAGGAACAGCTTATGTGCGTGGACGGAACAGACTTAAAAGGACAGGCTTCCATACCTATTTATGCCCTGCCGGACAGAGAAAAGGAATTAGACGATATACTTAAAATGGACGCTGAACAGCAGAAAATAATGAATAACAATGATGAGGAAGAAACAAGGGAGATTATTCTTGAAAGAATAACAATCAGGGAAAATAAAAGAAGGGAACGCCCAACAGGTTGGGAAAGTGAAATAATAGACCCACCGGAGAATGAATATGTATAACCCAGACGAAGTATTAAGTTATGTAGACATATTTTTAAAGTATAACGAAAAACCTGTAGAGCTAGACCCTTGGCAAGAAAAATTTGTAACAGACCAAAGACGGTTTATTATTTTATTAAAAGGACGGCAGGAAGGCTTTAGTTTTGCAGTAGCCGCAAAAAAGTTTATAGAAATACAATCCCCAGATGTGATAAATCACACCGTGCAATTTGTTTCATACAATCTTATGGATGCCGTTGATAAAATCAGGTATATATCATTATTGGCGCACAGCGTGTCTGAAAAACGGCGAAAAAAAATAGTATCTGAAACGAAAACCAGTATTGAATTTTTGGATAAAAACGGTAAAACAACAAGCCGTTTAATATCAATAGCCTGCCGCCCGCCGCGAGGCAAGCCCGGCGATATAGTGTTAGACGAAGCCGCCATTTACGGCAGTAGAAAATCGAGAGAAATATATACAGCCGCATTGCCGTCAATAACAAGGGGTGGCACAATGACAATCGGCAGTACCCCGTTAGGTAAATTAGGAATATTTTACGACATTTACAGTAATAAAATACTATACCCTAATTATGTGAGATATACAGTTCCGTGGTGGCAATCAACCGTATTGTGTCAAGACATATTTAAGGCAAAAGCGGCTGGAATAAGCGACATGATGACAGAGGACAGGGTAAAAAAATGGGGTACAGAGATATTGCAAGAGGAATTAGCCGCTCTTGATATAATGTCATTTCAACAGGAATACGAATGTGTATTTGTTGACAGCGCACAAAGTTATATATCGCTAGATTTGATTTATGCAAATACTCCCGGAATGAAAGAAAATGATAGAGTAGAAACACTTGATGAAGGACAAGGCGAAATTGTAGATGATTTGGAAGTACACGCTTTCAAGACAGCAGATGAGGTACTATTAGGATATGATCCTGCTATTCATGGAGACAAATTATATCTAGGTTATGATGTAGCGCGGTACAGAGACGCGGCGGTTGTTTTTTTGATCGGTATAATGCCAAACGGTAAAAAACGGTCGGTTGCAAATATCGAAATGATAAGCAAACCTTTTGAATATCAAAGAGACGAAATACGAAAAATTATGAAACGGTTGCCAGTAATACGCGGCGTGATTGACCAAGGCGGAATAGGCGAGGACACGACTGAAACCCTGCAACGCGAATTTACATCGGCGGTTTTAGAGGGCGTAAAGTTTAACCCTGCCGTAAAAGAAGAATTAGCAATGGGAGTGAAAGAAGGGCTTGAAAAAAATGAGTTTATGCTGCAAAATGATAATAAGTTCCATCGGCAAATACACAGCATTAAAAGAATGGCGACATCCGGCGGAAACGTCCGATACGACAGCGAGAGAGACGAAGACGGACACGCGGACAGTTTTTGGGCGTGGGCATTGGCTAATTATGCGATACCCAAGACTGGAGCTAAAAAGGGATTTTATGACCAGTACCGGGAAAAACGCAACGCAGAGCTAGTAACGCAGAGCGGTAGTGGCAGAGCGGCGGCGGTAGTAGTTGCGGAGAAAGAGCGCGGTAAATCAGCGAGGCGAATAATGAGTAAGTACAGGTAGTTTTAGATAAAAGAGGGGAGGCGATATTGTGGCGGGATCAACGGTTATAGGGCGAGGCGAGAATGTAGATATTGACGCAATGCTAAAGAGGCAAGCGGCTAAAGAAATAGCAGAGAGAAAATTCGCGCTTTCTAGTCCTGCTTATACATACGGCAATGAAAAACCAAACGCGGATTTGAGGTCATATTTTTTCGACCCTCTACACCTTGAATCGAATTACTACGGCAATGTGGTAAAAACCGTATCACCTTATTATGGACGGCTTATAGGTTACAGGATTTTACGCCGAGTATCGGAAAAATGCTGGCTTATAAATCTTTGCATATCTACGAGCATAAAACAGGCGAGACCTTACTTTAAGTTATCGACAGGCGAAAATCAAAGAGGGTTCAGGATAGTAAACAGGGACGCAGCGGAAGCCAAGCGCGACATGAAAGAAGCGGAGAAAAAAGAGGCGCGGCGGCTTGCGGATTTTTTATTGCATACCGGAGACGTAGAAGACCCCCACCGCAAAGACGATTTGGACAAATACGCCACTAAAATAATTAGAGACCTTTACCAGTTGGATCAAATATCGACAGAGTTACAGTATACGCGGGGCAATGAGTTATGCGCTTTTTGGGCTATAGACACAGCGACAATAGAAGTTGCGCTGCCCAGCACGGTAACGGCAACAGGAATTGAATACGTCCAAGTATTAAATAACATTCCCTACGCTTATTATCCAAAAGGAACATTGATATTTGACTGCTTGAATCCGCGCACGGATATTGAAAAGGCAGGTTACGGCTATTCCATTGTAGAGCAAGCCATTGATTTAGTAACATCGTCAATTAATACATTTATGTATAACAGCGGATTTTTTACGGAGAATAAATTGCCGAGAGGCATATTACTGCTTAACGGACCCGCAGATCAGGAAGAAATTGAAGACATAGAGGATTACATAACCAATCTTTTAAGCGGTCCCCCCGGTTCACAATGGAAAGTTCCCATAATTCCTACGGGAAGATCAAAAAACAGCGAGAGCGGCGGCAAGATGTTTGAGTGGGTAAATCTGCAAGGCACTAATAAAGAAATGGAATTCCAAGCATGGTACGATTTGCAGTCATCAGCGGTTGTGGCGATGTTCGGTAAATCAATGGAAGAGTTAGGGTTACATTCCTCAAAGAGCCAGCCTTTGTTTGGGCTTAATAGCGAGCCGAGAATGGAAGCGAGCAAGAGTTTGGGGTTAGGTGATTTATTGACATTCTTGCAGAAACATTTTAGTCAGATATTACAGATTAAAAATTCCGATTTTGCCCTTGAATTCATAGGATATGAAAAAAACGATTTGAAAATTGTATCCGATATTGACAAGGCAGAAGTGGACACATGGAAGACGCTTAACGAA